CTTAACTAGCGGTTACGAGGAAGCTAACAGTGGCGCTGCTATTGTAGCTGCCGATACTCTTAAGTACAGAACTGTTGTTGAGCTTAAAGCGTTTGCTAAAGAAAACTACATCCGTGGTATTCGTGGCGCAGGTAACGAAGAAGTTTATCATATGTTCGTTCACCCACGTCAAATGGCTGACTTGAAGTTAGATACTGACTTCTTAACTGCCGTTCGTAACGCCGGTACTCGAGGACCTTCTAACCCATTCTTCACAGGCCACAACGGCTTGATGGTAGACGGCGTTATGATTCATGAGTTCCGTCATGTACCAAGCACATTAGGAGCATCAGGCCTTACCGTCCACGGTTTAGCACTTGATACTGCTTCTAACGAGGTTGGTTCTGCATTGTTCTGTGGCGCACAAGCACTTGCTATGGCTGACATCGGTTTACCTGAAGTTGTTGAAGAAACTTTCGACTATGGTAACCAACATGGTATCTCCATCGGTAAGATTTTCGGCTTACTCAAGCCTCAATATAATAGTGATCATCACGGTAGCGACCAAGATTTTGGTGTTATCCGTTGTGACTCTATCATAGCTTAATTGGAGGTATACTAACCATGGCTATTATTACTACTGACTACGCAAAAAGTTTGCGTGCTGAAAGCGGCCCCGTAGCTGCTGGCAGTTTAATCGTTCGTGAAAACACAATCAAAATTGAAACATCTATTGCAGATGGAGATGTTTTTGAAATGATCCCTTTATTTCAAGGCGAAAGCGTTTTTGATTTGATGCTTATTTCGGACGACGTAGACAACGACTCTGACCTTACCTTAGCGGTGGGTTTCTCTGGTCAAAACGTAACTGATGATCCTGACGCTTACATTCAAGCTACTGCAATGCACTCAGCTGCTGCAGTAACTCGTATGGCGGCTGCTGGGATCAACACTGCTGCTGAAATACTTAGCATGAGAAAAGTATTTACAGAAGCGGTTGATACTACGTTTGAAAACCGAAATGTGGCTACTATTGACGTTACTGCGGCAAATGCTGGTACAACAGATGGTTTAATAACTGTCCGTGCCATTATTTTCAAAGGTAACTCATATACACCACAAGTACATTAATAAAACTCCGTTTAACCCCCCGCTTCGGCGGGGGTCTTTTTAAGGATTAAAAATGCAAAAGTTACAGGACTACGGAACCGAAGTAGTTGCGCTAAAAGATTTTTCTTTGGTCAGAGACAATTACTTAGTGTCGATGCCAAAAGATACAACTAGATGCGTACCAGAAGGAGACTTCTTAGATACGTTACTAGAGAAAAAGTTAGTTGTTAGAGCTAACGAAGCACCACCCCCACCCCCGGAACCAGAACCTGAACCGGAGGTAGAAGAAGAAGACCCGCTAGTCGTGGCTCTCGAGGGTTTAATCGAGGAAGGCGATCCAGAGAATTTTAAAAAGGACGGCACTCCTAAGTCCGCCGTCGTAAACAAACTGGCTGGTAGAGCAGTTACAACCGAAGAACGCGAGACTGCATGGCAGATCGCATTAAACAGGTGACTTATGAGACGTAAGAACGAAAGTATCCAAGCCTATAGAAAACGCGTTGCTAAACGCCGCGCTGAAACTAAAGGCAAATCTGTTAAAACACAACTAAAAGAAACAGGTTCCGCTTTAAAAGGCTTGTTTAAAAAGAAATCTAAATCTAAACCCGGCGCCAAACCTAGAGCTACTACTACTACAAAAGCGCCAGCTAAACCCCCTTTAAAAGCTGCTAAAAGAAATGGCCCTAAAGTTACTGGTAAAGACACCAAACTTGGACCATTAAAAGGGCAAAGTCTGTTAAAGCAAACTGTAGGCGGCGGTAAAAACAAAAAGCTAAACGTCACTAAAGAACAGCTAAAAGCTTCGGGCATGTCCCTTAACGGCTACGCTAACTACATGAAAAAACACGGCAAACGACCACCTAGAATGAGCATGTTGAGGAAAAAATAATGGGTAGTTTTACTAAAATTATCGCAGAGAAGCTGAAGAAGGAAGAGCTAGCTAAAAGAGCTGCAGCAGAAACCAAACGTGTGCTGGCGAGAAAGGACGATGAGGCAAAAGAAAAAGCCTCCACTGAGTTCAACCGTGAGTTTGGCGGGTCATCCGGCATAGGTAAAGACGGCGGCGAAAAGTTAATTACCACTCCCGTGTATAAGATGGTTAGCGGCGGTAAAAAGAAAAAGTGGAAGGGTAAGAAAAAGAAAAATGCTGACGTAAAAACTCGAGACGGGCAAACATACAGATACGATTTTGAAAGGCAAGGCGGCGCGATGGGCCGAAGAAAAAGTGATTATATGTCTGATTTTCAACCAAACCGTAAGTTTCAACCTGGTGAAACGCAACGCGGCTTAACAGGCAATTCTTCGGATACACCAATGAACAGCATGTCGGGCGACGTTAATGCTAGAGCAAACTTATCAGACCAAGTGTCTGTTGGCATGACTGGACCTTCTTCAGAAACGTCTGTAAATCAAAACTTAACTAGCGCTGCAAAATCAACCGATATGGGGTCTTCTAAATCTTTAGATAAAGAAAAAGATCGGATGCGCAAAGCAGCGATGGCATCATCAGCATCGCTATTAATGTAAATATAAAACTTTAAGAGGTAAGCATGGCTATCACAGCAGCAAATATAATCACTAGAGTACAAGCTCTACTGCAAGATGACACCGGCATCCGCTGGCCATCAACTGAACTTTTATTGTGGATCTCTGATGCGCAACGAGAGATCTGTTTACTTAAGCCAGACGCTTCGGCTATTAATGACATAGTTAAGTTACGTGCTAATACCACAAAACAGACTATGTCTGGAGTACAAACGAGTGGCAGTACCGTACCAACTGGCAACAGATTTTTAAGGGTCATTAGAAATATACACACCACTGACTACGCTGATAATTCTGGAGTTGGTGCAGGACGATCTATTCGTTTAGTAAGCCGCAGAGTTTTGGATAGTCAGTTCCCTGATTGGCATGACCCCAGCGTAGTACAAGGCACTGATGCACAATTCGTCGATACCGGAGAAAATATTAAACACTACGTATTCGATGAGATTGACCCTACTACTTTTTACGTGTTTCCAGGAGTTAAAGCGGCCGCAAACGTTTTCATAGAGCTTGTCTACAGCGGCGTACCTGCAGATGTTACAGCTACTAGCGATGCTATTGATATTCCTGATGTGTATGCAAACTGTATAACTGACTATGTATGCTATAGAGCATTCAGTAAAGAAGCCGATTACGCAGCTAACGCTCAACGTGCGCAGTCTCACTACCAACAGTTTGCTTCTGCTTTAGGTGTTAAAAACACAGGAGACGTAGGCACTTCGCCAAATGTAACTGTAAACTTTGAACGCGGTGAAACCGGTAATCCAACAATAACTGGCGCAGGCGCAGTAGACGCGGGGTAATATAGATGGCCACAGTAGCCTACGATTCTTTATTACCTGATATAATACCAATGGCCCCAGAAGCCCCCGATATGTTAATTACAAAACATATCAGGGCATCTGTTGTAGAATTGTGCGAAAAAACAAGCGTTTATCAAATTGAACTCGACCCAATTAGTTCAGTCAGCGGTCAGTATGAGTATGAATTTGATGTGCCTGCAGGCACCAGCGTTCAAAAAGTACTATGGGTTACTCATGATGGCAGAGATCTAGAGCCTATATCTTCGGCTTTACTTGAGCAACGTAAACCTAAGTGGCGAACCTCTGAAGCCGCAACTACAGGTGTACCTGAGTTTTATGTTAAACAAAGTTCATCCGCTTTTTGGGTTGTACCACCCCCATCTGCAACTGTAGCAGACGCCATTCGCGTACGTGCTATACTTAGACCAACTCATACTTCTAACTCTTGTGAAGCAGAAATAATGAATGATTATAGAGACACCATAATCAACGGAGCTTTGTTTAGGGTGTTGCGCACGCCTGGCTATGGGTTTACTGATTATGCGGGCGGCCAGGTATATGCATCATTGTATAATTCACAGTTAGAAGATGCGGAACGACGCGCTAGGTTTGGAGATACACCAATAGTTAGAAAAGTAGGCTACGGAGGATTAACCAGTGTCAGAGGAACTAGAAAGTACTCAGGAAGAAAACTTTACCGGTCTAACAATATGTAACATAAAAGATGAGTGGGGCTGGGTTAAGCCAGGACTTCAAGAAATATATGATGCAGACCCCGACCCAAAGCAGGTCCCAGAAGACGTTTACGCAGATTGTAGGTATGGACTAGCTAAATTATTCTGTATGGCCAACAAAGAATTATTTGTTGTTTTATCAGAACATAGAGAGTCCGATAATCTTCTGCATTTAGTAGTATGGATGTGTTGGGCGGCTGACAAAGGGAGTCGCAAAATGTCGGTCTGGCTACCAGACGTAGAAAAATATGCAAAGGATAATGGATATGCTTCGGTTATGTGCGAAACGGTTCATCTTGGTATTGCTGAATACGCCGTAAAAGATTATGGCTACTTTATAGACACTATAGTACTAAAGAAATTTGTTCGAGGTAAAGATGGGAAAGAAGAAGAGCAAAGTAAAAGTAACTGAGCAAGAAAAATTACTTGCTGCGACTGGCTATGCTGAATACAAAATATTTAAAAACTTGTATTTAGGGACAGATAAAAAACCTGGTCCGTTATTAACAATGCGTGACCAAGCCGCAAAAGAAGATTTTTCTAAACTTTTTCAAGGTCGGGCAGTAGCTGATGTACAACAAAAGCTTGCTGGGCCAAACTATGCGCAGACTTTTTCTCTTGGAACAGACGTTGATATGGGCTCAGCTTTAGCTTCAGGCACAGCACAAGCTAAAGAAAGCGCAATAAAAGCTAGGGCAGGACAACAAACTCAAGTACTTGCAGCTGCTCGCAAACAAGCCGCAAGCAACCAACAAAGCTTAGGTAGATCTGCATCTATAGATAGTAACCTAGCTTTAGCTAAATATAACGCCAAACAGTCAAGACGCGCCGAACAATTAAATATAGCTATGGATACTGCGAAATTTGCAATAAAAACCAAGATGGACGCCTCAGCTACGGACGACATTAAAAATCAAGATAACTCAACTAATAACAATGCGTACTCATAGCGGAAGGTAGATTATGTTCACAGGTTATGGATCGTCTAATTTTTTGACCCGCGCAGCGCAAAGAGCAAAAGAACTCGACGACGAGTTTAACACCTCTGGCGGGTATATGTTGACGGGCGAAGATCGCCTGAAACAGGTTAGTGACCCTCAAAAAACCCTTGCTAAAGTAACTAAAGGCGAATATGTAGACTTTAGAAAGAACTTTGGACAGTTTGAAAGAGACGTAGTTAATGAGGCAATGACTGATACAAGCCTCATAGAAGATGCTGCGCAAATGACCCCACGTCAGTTCGGTTTAGCAGCTGATGTGCAAAGACGCAACATGGACAGATACGGCGGCGACGTTACTTCAGCTCAACAAGCACAAGGCAACAGAAACTTAATAACTGGCGGCATACTAGGCACTAGTAACGCACTTAACCAGTCCGCAATTAAACAACGCGATCTTAACACTGACCGGTTTTACAATTTAATAGACATAGGTCAAGGCGTATTTAACTCAGCTTCTGGCTCTATGGGGCAGGCAGCGAAGATGGCAGCCGACCGCAAAGCAGCAGAAAACGCGGCTTCGGAGCAACGAAAAGCTCAACGTACTTCTGTAGCAGCGACCGCAGCAATGGCGTTTATCGCGTTTAGTGACGTTAGGTTAAAAGAAAACATAAAACAAATAGACTTTAACCCAGAAGGGTTTGGGTATTACACTTGGGATTGGAGTAAAGAAGCTATAGAACTAGGGTGCGATAGCCATCCTACTACCGGAGTACTGGCTCAAGAGGTACAGAAAATACGCCCAGAAGCAGTATTCCCTAATAAAGATACAGGATACTTAATGGTTAACTATTCATTATTAAGTTAAGGCATAAATTATGGCAGGTCCAAATTATTACAAATACGGTACAGGCACTGCCCTTTTACAAGGCGGTCTTGGAATTATTGAGGCTATTGACGAGGGTAAGAGTAAAGCTATAAAACGTGAAGCTGACCGGCTAGCTTTAAAGGGGTTGCAACGACAAGATGCTCAATCTGAACTCGAAGCAAGAACCGCCATGCAAGATCGAGCGCAAAACGCTTACTACACGTCAGGTTTTACTGTTGATAGTGACTTAAGCAAGATTGATAGAGAATCATTTGCCACAGTGTTAACGCAAGGCGATCCTACTCGCGCTCACAACACTCTAATACAGGGTTTTAATCTCAACCCTGAGATGATTAACAGCCCTAACGGCACTAAAATTACTAGTATGGAAATGCGCGGTGCAGTTTCGAAGGACGGCGAAATAATATTTAGTGGCAATCTAGATGATCCAGAGACTAAAAAAAGAATGCAACTCGCGCAGGAGCGCGGGGAAACTGCTCATACGGCTTTCGCGCTTATAGGCAAAAATGCAGATGGAAGCGACGCCGTTATAACTGAAGATGCCGGCGGCGACAGTGGTTCAGTAGTGCAACTAATGGGCATGGACGAGCTGTACAAAAACGTTAATAAAAATTACCAAACAAATATATGGACTGGCTCTACTGCCGAACAAGCGACTTACAGCTTTTATCAAAAACGCGCTGCTGATACTTCTAATGAAGCAGTTGCAGCTGTATCACGAGCTAAACTTCAGGCTATACAGGCAGATAGAACTAACGCCGGGAAAGTTAACGAAGTAATTAATCATTTTTTAGATAAAGGCCAGCCCGATGCAGCAAGAGCAGTAAGTTCCGCAGCTGTTAAGTAT